GCTTGTTGAATCAGGTCGTTTTGTTGGTGATCTCCATTTTACTGCTGTACCACCTAATAATGTAGCATTGTTATCAGGAGCTATGGATCAAGTTACTGATTGGTTTAGATGGAACTATGATTGTGAGATTACCGATATTAAGCATAGATATCCTGATGCCAAGTATAGCAAGGATATGGAACTTATACAGAAAAGAGATCCACATAGAAAAACTAGAATTATTGAAGCTACTATGTTTGATAGTGATGATAAATTCAAAGATGAATATACTTACTATCTTATATCTGAAACAGATAATCACATACTACAACAACAAAAGCTAAAAGGTAAGGGATCATTACCTTGGCTTACAACTAGATGGTCAAAGTCTGGCATGGAAGTATGGGGTAGAGGCCCAGTATTACAAGCTATGCCAGCAATAAAGACATTAAATCTTACAGTACAACTTATACTTGAAAATGCTGAAATGGCTATAGGTGGTGCATATGTATATGATGATGATGGAGTTTTTAATCCTGATAACATAACTATACAACCTGGGACATTTATACCAAGAAGCCCAGGGTCAACATTAGAATCATTACAAAGTCCAGCAAGATTTGATGTTGGACAACTTATATTGGAGGATATGCGAAGAAATGTCAGGAAGGCTATGTATATTGATGAACTCGATTCAAGAGCAAATGCAAAGACACCATTATCAGCAACTGAAGTTTCAGAAAGGCTTGCTGACGTGGCAAGAGATATGGGAGCAGTCGCAGGGAGAATGCAGAAAGAATTTCTTCACCCATTGGTTGAAAGAATCGTTCATATATATTCGGAACAAGGTATCTTGGATATACCGAAAGTTGATGGTAGAGAAATAAGAATAGTACCAGTATCTCCATTACTTAGGGCTCAAGATCAACAAGATGTTGCTGATTTTGTAAGATTTCAGCAAACAGTATCAGGAACATTTGGGCCTGATATAACACCAGCATTATATAATCAGGAACAGGTTATAAGATATCTTGCATCTAAGTTTGGTGTTAAGGAAGAATTATTGGCTAGTAGAGATGAAGTACAAGGGAACATTGACATGGCATTACAGTTAATGCAACAACAACGAGGACAATAATGAAAAAAAAGGAAAAGATAAATGCATCTGTCGATGGTAGAAGTTATACTGCTGAAGTTGAAGCTGATCTTAATAATAAAGCCTATGCTATTTTTGGTTCAGGGATTGGCAAACTGTTCCTTCAGTATTTGGAAAACATCACAACGGGCAACATTCATGGTGCTGGAACACAAATCGAAAGCCTTGCTCACTTTGAAGGTCAGAGGTGGATCGTGGCACTCATCAAGCATAGGACAGAACAAGGGAGGCTAAATGGCGAGCAAACCAACCAATCCTAAATTATATGCAAGAGCAAAAGCTATTGTTAAAGCTAGAGTCAAGAAATGGCCATCAGCATATGCTAGTGGTCAGCTTGTCCGTTTATACAAAAAAATGGGTGGTAAATATAGGTCAGCATGAGTCTAAAAAAATGGTTTGGTGAAAATTGGGTAGACATATCCACAAAGAAAGATGGCAAACACCCAAAGTGTGGTAGAAAGATGGGTGATGGTAGAAAATACCCTAAATGTGTGCCATCATCAAAAGCTGCTAGAATGAGTGTTGCAGAAAAAAGAGCAGCTGTATCAAGAAAAAGAAAGACAAACCCTGAGAGTGGTGGTAAAAAACCAACTTATGCAAGGACGTAGATCATGGCAAAAACACCAGCATGGCAAAGAAAAGAGGGAAAGAATCCAAGTGGAGGACTCAATGCCAAAGGTAGAGCAAGTTTACGTCGTCAAGGGAAGAATATCAAACGTCCAGTTTCTGCGAAAGAAGCAAAGAAAAGTCCAAAAGCAGCTGCTAGACGAAGATCGTTCTGCAAAAGAATGATGGGAATGAAGAAGAAATTGACTAGTAAAAAAACTGCTAATGATCCGAATAGCAGAATTAATAAAGCATTAAGAAAGTGGGACTGTTAAATAGGAGAAGATATGTCTAATGAGCAAGAAGTCGTTACAGAAAGCAATGAAAGCCAAAGTGAACAAGAAGGAGTTGAAGTCCAGAGTGCAAAAGACTCAGGAGAGCAAAACGAAGTTGAACAAAAAGATTCAACCGAAAGACCTGAGTGGCTTGACAAAAAGTTTGAAACTCCTCAACAATTGCAAACAAGTTATAATCAATTGGAAACAAAATTTCATACAAGGCGTGATGAAATTAAAGCAGAACTTGTGGACGAGATTAACGAAGAGGCTTCCAAAGATGTTCCAGTAAGTCCAGCTGATTATCAAATTGCTATAAAAGATGAAGATGGTAATGATGTTCCAATACCTGAAGACGATCATATGCTTAACTGGTTTAGAGGTAAAGCACATGATATGGCTTTAACTCAAGATGAGTTTGGTGATTTTATCTCCGAGTATCTTTCAGAACAAGCAGTATCTGGGCCTGATTGGAATGTAGAGTCTGAAGCACTTGGTGAACACGCAGATAGAAGGCTTGAAAGAGTTGATGCTTGGGCAAATAATGTATTTACAGAAGAAGAATATAAAGTCTTTGCAGAAATTCCAGCTTCTGCTGGTATGGTTAAGTTGTTTGAAGGTATTATGGAACTTAATGGGCAACCAAAATTTAACATGACATCTACTACCGAGTTTCAGGAAACTGTTACTAGAGAAGATCTTATGGCTGCTCAAAGAGATCCAAAGTATTGGCAAAATCGTGGTGATCCAGCCCATGTAGCAAAAGTAAGAGCAATGTCAGCACAACTTGCTAAACAAAAACAAAGTAATGTGAATTAACAAACTTTATTTTTTCTGAAACATTGTAAGTACTAGAAGGCTCGTAGAACTACTTAGAGGCCCAGTAATGGAATAACTTCAAGGTAGTAGTGAAGCGAATAACCAGAATAGTATAAATGTTAACCTATAACGGAGGCTATAATGGCTGTAAATACCATAAGCACTTCCTTTATTGAGGAGTTTGAATCTGGAGTACACGTTGCTTATCAACGTATGGGTTCAAAACTGAGGAATACTGTTCGAACTAGAAATGGTGTTAAGAACAAAACAACATTCCAAAAAATCGGTAAAGGTTTTGCTACTACTAAGGCAAGACATGGTAACGTAGCACCAATGAATCTTGCACACACCAATGTATCTGTTACAGTTGAGGACTTCTTCGCTGGTGAGTGGGTCGATGATCTAGATCAGTTAAGAATTAACCATGACGAGATGCAAGTTGCACAACAATCAGGTGCATATGCTCTAGGTAGAAAAACTGATGAATTGATTCTAAATCAGATGACTACTACGACATCAGCACATGATGAAACTTCTAACGGAATAACTTTAACCTGGGCATTAGAGCTTATGGAAAAGTTTGGTAACAATAGCGTACCTGATGATGGTCAGAGATATGCAATTGTTGGTTGGGAGCAATGGTCGCAACTTATGGCAATCGATCAATTCTCAAGAGCAGAATATGTCGGTGAAGCAGATCTTCCTTTTCCAAATGGCGTAACTGCCAAAAGATGGTTAGGCTTTATGTGGTTTGCACATTCAGGTTTAACTGAAACAAATGGATCAGGAGCAGCTGGTACAACACACAGAGAGTGTTTTGCTTACCACAGAGATGCTGTTGCTCATGCAATCGGTACAGATATCACTTCAAATATGCAATATCACAACGATAAAGACAGTTATTTTGTATTAAACAAAATGCAACAGAATGCAGTCTTAATCGATGCTGAGGGTGTATTTGAAATGGAACTAAAGAAATAGGAGGTAGACATGGCGTTAGTTCAAGCAGACTTAAGTTTAGTTTCCTATGCTGGTAATGGGTTCCATATCTGGAATTACAAATCTACTGGTGATGCTCTTAATACAATAGATGCTGCTGGATATTTCAATGCATTAGTCAATGAGATGAATGTTGGCGATGTAATATTTATCAATGCATCTAATGGTTTTGGTATCACAACTGTCGTGTCAAATGATGGATCAGCAATTGATACTGCTGATATTGTTAGTATGACTTCGGATAGTAGATAATGGCTAAGAAACCAACTAAATCTAAGGAGGTGGCTGAAAAAGCCACTTCCTACAATCATTCAGTTAGAACATCAAATGGAACTGTTTACACAATTAAGTTTGGAGATAAAGTAAAACTTGGGAGTAAAGTAGATGCCAAAGCATAGTCCAATGAAACGTGAAAATAAAATGATGGGTAAAAAGAAAAAGAATGGCAATGATGAGAGTATGCTAACTGCCAAGCAAAAAAGTTTACCTGATGATCTAAAGAAAAAAATTATAGAATCAAAAAAGAAGGAGATGGCATAATGAAGAAAAAAGGTAAAGGCAAAGGTAAAGGTAGAGGCTACTAATGGAATTTGGTCTTTCTAATACTCCTAGACTTAGGAAAAAAGTACGACAAAGAGCAATGACTCATTTGAAATACTTTGGTGCTAAAGCTGACTCTATGACAAGGTCAACAGTTCAAACTCCAAATCCTAAATTTAATTACGAAAGATTTTATCCACAAAGACAAGCTAATATTCAACAATCCTATGAAACTGGAAAACCAGTCAAATCTCAAACTAATCCATCTAAGATGAATAAGGCTCTTAGTCAAAATGTAAATAAACAATCTTATGCTAGATCAATAAGTAAACTTAATCAGTTTAATAAAGATGTAGCAAAATTTGGAAGCAAAATGCAGAGATTAAGTGGTGCTTTTGAAAAGGACAAAGCATTAGAAAAAGCCAAAAATATGAAAACAATGAGTGGTGCTTTTAAGTTTGCAAAAAATATAACTGCCCCAGGTCTTGTTGCTTCTATTATGAGTCCAAAGGAAGTAGGAGATGCTACTTTATCTAAAAAGAAAAAAGATCGTAATCCAAACTTTCCGAGGTAAGAATGCCACAAACAGCTAAGACGGATATTGAGGTAGCACAAAGAGCTATGGTAATGGTGGGCATGGAACCACTTTCATCATTTACAGAAGGTACTGATGAAGCCTTAGTTATGAATACAAGCTACGAAGATATTGTTGAAGATTGTTTAGCACAAAATAATTGGAACTTTGCTACTGGTCA